TACGACAAAAAAGATTTTTTCGTGTGATAAGAAATAATTACCTCAGGAAAGGAGAATAAATATGGCAAATGCTACAAGTAAAGTGAATAACATTGAAAAATCACTGATAGATCAGCTGAAAGCCAGGAATGCATTTATCGATGCGTTCAAAGGACTTGTCTCAGACTATGTTGCTATGTACAGCGTATGCGAAGAGCTGAAAGCCGATATCAAAGAGCGTGGTATCACGATCGTAGACTATACAGCATCCGGACGTGCAGTGAACAAACCGAATCCGTCTATCAAAGAGCTGCGTGACACTAACAAGTCGATGCTTATGATTCTTAAGCAGCTCGGCCTTGACCTCGATACGGTAAAGGTAAAGTCAGATAATGACGAACTGTAAGGCGATAGATGATTATATTACACTTGTACGTTCCGGACGAATCGAATGCTGCGAAGAGCAGATCCTACTTTGTAGCTTCGTCGAAACTATATTTGCATCTGAGGATTTGAGAGTCGATGAAATTCAGCTTAAAAAATATCTCAGCTATGAAAAATATTTCCCTTTCAAGCTTCTGGCATGGGAAAAATTCTGCTTTGCACTTCACAATTGTGTATATACGACAGACGGGCGGTTAAGATTTCCGCTGCTATTCATCTATGTAGGACGTGGCGCTGGAAAGAATGGTTATCTCGGATTCGAGGACTTCTGCTTGCTCACCGATACGAACGGGATCAAGCAGTATGACATAGATATCTTTGCAACGTCAGAAGATCAAGCTAAAACTTCATGGGATGATGTATATAATGTCCTTGTAGAACACGAGGATAAAATGCGGAAGCACTTCACCTGGACGAAAGAGATCATCGTCAACACTGATACTAACAGCCGTTTCCGATTCAGAACGGCAAATGCTAAAACCAAGGACGGCGGTCGTCCCGGTAAGGTTGACTTTGATGAGATTCATGCATATGAAAGCTATAAGCTTATCAATGTAGCGACTACCGGCACAGGTAAGAAGAAGCATCCAAGAAGGACGTATGTATCGACTGATGGAGAAGTGCGAGAAGGTCCGCTCGATCAGATGAAAGAGAAGAGCGGTCAGATCCTTCGGAAGGAGATTCCGGATAATGGGATGCTGCCGTTTATATGCCATCTGGACAATGACGAAGAAGTAAACGACAAAAATAAATGGTCGAAAGCAAATCCTTCTTTACCATTCATGCCGGATCTGATGCAGGAAATGGAAATAGAGTATTTCGACTATGTTCTAAATCCTGCGGCAAATATATCATTTATGACGAAAAGGATGAACAGACCTCCGAAGATCCGCGAAAATGAAGTTACTTCTTACGAAAATATCAAGGCTACGAATCAGATAATCGATGAAGGCCTAATATTCGGGAAGCCTTGTGTAGCAGGAATAGACTACATGAAAACTACTGACTTCTTAGGTGCTGGACTGCTGTATCGTGTAAACGGGAAGGATATCTGGATATCACACACATGGATATGCACAGCGTCGGCAGATCTTAAGCGAATCAAAGCACCGCTCAGAGAGTGGGAAGCTCGTGGAATGGTAACATACGTTGATGCAGCTGAGATAGACCCTGATCTTCCTTGTATATGGCTTGCTAACGAAGCAAACAAGAGAAACTCACAGATGCTGATGATCGGTATCGATGATTACCGATATTCCCTGCTGAAAAAATCGTTAATGAAAATCAACTTCTCAGCAGATAAAGACTACGGCAACGTCTTAAGGATTCGTCCGACTGACGAAATGAGACGTGTTCCGCTTATCACAAGTGGATTTGTCAATCAGAAGTTCGTATGGGGCGATAGTCCTGTGATGCGCTGGATGTGCAACAATTCCAAGACTGAGACAAGCGGAAAAGGAAATATAACATACGGCAAAATAGAGCCGAAATCAAGAAAGACCGACACATTCAAAGCTTTTGTAGCTGCCGAATGTGCATCTGATATACTTGATAACTATCAGAATGACGTATCTACAAGCGTTTTTGAAGTCGGTGTTTTCTCATACTGAGGAAGGAGGTGGCAGCAATCAAACTCACAAACTGGCTCGGAGGACTGTTTCACCGAAAGGTCAGCGGTGAAATAAACATCGAGACATATCGTGCAGATGCACAGACAGGAATAGCGATAGAAGCATTCGCTTTATTCACGACTATTGAAATGATAGCCGGGCTCGTGTCTAAGTGTGAATTCAAGACATACCAGCAAGGCGAAGAAATCAAACGTCATGAGTGGGTGAATTTGAACTATCGGCCGAACAAGAAGCAGAATTCAACACAATTCTGGCAGGAGCTTGTCTGTAAGCTTCTCTACAATCGGGAAGTGCTTGTGGTCCCCTGGGGCGACGAAAAAATAATTGCTGACAGCTATCAGAAAGAAGATAAGATCAATGATATCATTTTTACCAACGTAACACGCGGAGATTTCACGTTTTTACGATCATACGGTATCGATGATGTATACTTCTTCCGCTATTCTAACAGTGACGTTCAGGGAATTCTTGATAACATCTTCGGAATGTATCAGACTCTGATCAAGAGTGCTTCGGAGAAATATATCAAAGCCGGCAAGGAAAAAGGAACACTTAATGTTTCAGCAAAGGCTCAGGGCGATCTTAAATTTGAGGAAAGATTTCAAACTCTCATGAATGACTACTTCAAAAGCTACTTTGATAGCTCAGTGAATTCAGTCTTGCCACTGTTCGAAGGTTATTCGTACACGACGCAGAGCAGTCAAGGTTCTAAGTACACAAACGATGTATCAGATATAAAGAATCTTGTTGATGAAGCTCTTGCAAGGGCAGCTCAGGCATTTAAGATTCCTCCGGCACTCGTTCGCGGTGATGTAGCAGGAATATCTGATGCATATGATATCATGCTGACAAACTGTATCGATGTTATCACGAATTTGATCTCTGAGGAGCTGACAAGTAAGCAGTTCTCACCGATCGAAATTATACACGGATGCAGTATCGAAGCTGATACTTCAGCAATCAAACACATTGATATTTTTGATGTTGCCGATAAGGTTGACAAACTGATAGCTTCTGGATTCTTCAGTCCAGACGAAGCACGAGAAAAAGCAGGCTGTCACGAAATCGGAGAAGACTGGTCGCAGCAGCACTATATGACTAAAAACTATACAACGGCTGAAATGGCCATGAAAGGCGGTGAATAAATGAAAAGATTCTGGGAAATAAGACAGCAGGCTGATCTTCCGGAAGAACTGGACATGTACATCTATTCAGCTGTCGAAGGTGACTCTTACGATTGGTGGACAGGTGAGACAATTGTTTCAGAAACTTCCGCAGATCATTTCAGGGAGGAACTTGAAAAGCATAAGGATGTCAAGCAAATTAATCTTTATATCAACTCCTTAGGCGGTTCGGTTCTCGAAGGCGTAAGCATTTATAATCAGCTCCGTAGGCATCCTGCGAACGTAACAGCATACATAGACGGCTTCGCTTGCTCGATAGCATCAGTGATTGCTATGGCTGCTGATAAGGTTATAATGCCTAAAAACGCAGTAATGATGATTCATAACGCATGGACATTTGTTGTCGGTAATGCTAAGGATCTCCGAAAGGCCGCTGATGATCTGGACGTGCTCAACGAAGCATCCAGACAGGCATATCTGGTCAAGGCAGGGGATAAGCTTACAGAGGAGAAGCTTATTGAAATGCTCGACGCTGAGACATATCTCACAGCAGAGCAGTGTATAGAATACGGCCTTGCAGACGAATATTCTGAAAAGGATATCAATATCGAAGCAGCTAAGGCAGCACTTGCTGATACAAAGCAGAGCAGCATCAAGCAGTATGCTGACAGATTTGAAAAGGTATGTGCTCTTGCTGATACTGTAAAGCTTGACGCTAAGCAGGAACCAATCACAGAAAACAAGGCGGATATCACAGAACCTGAAGTTGATATCGCCGAAAAATTCATGAAGAAATTTTTTAAGGAGGCTAAATAATGGCTATCAAAAATCTTGACGAACTGAAACAGGAAAAGGCACAGATCATGTCTGAGCTCGCTGAGAGCGTAAGAAACAATGATGATGTAGCTATGGAAGCTGCTATGGATAAGTGGCAGGGATTCGTAGAGGATCGTATCATGGAAAAGGCTCAGGGCGTGGTTGATGCAACAGATCGTTCTATCCTCGCTGCTCGTGGAGCTCGTCAGCTCACATCAGAAGAGACTAAGTTCTATACTGACTTCATAAAGAGCGCTAAGCAGGATGCTACAGACGGTATTATCGCCAACATAACATCTGCGCTTCCTCTTACTGTTATTGATTCAGTAATGGAAGATGTAAAGCATGATCATCCTCTCCTGGACTATATTGATTTCGTGAATACAGGTGCATCAATCAAGTGGATCCTGAATTCACAGGCAGCTCAGACAGCTACATGGAACGAGCTCAACACAGCTATAAGCACAGGCCTTGCAGGAGCTGTAGAGGTAATCGATCTTACAGTATGCAAGCTCTCAGCATATATGTTCTGTACTATGGATATGCTTGAGCTTGGTCCTCAGTGGGTTGACGCTTACTGTCGAGCTGTTCTTACAGATGCAGTAGCAGCTGGACTTGAAACAGCTATCGCAGACGGTAATGGTCTTAAGCAGCCAGTAGGTATGACAAGAAACTTCACAGGGTCTCTCAATCCTTCAACTGGATATGCAAGAAAGTCAGCTACATCTGTTACAAGCTTCACTCCTGCTGCATATGGTGCTCTGATTGCTGATCTTGCTAAGGATAAGAATAATGATCCTCGCGCAGTCAGCAGAGTAATTCTGCTTTGTAATCCTGCTGACTACTTTACAAAGATCATGCCAGCAACAACACTGCTTACTCAAGGCGGCGACTATCGTTACAATGTGCTTCCGTTCCCTACTGATATAATTCAGTCAGTTGGTATACCTTCCGGACACGCTGTACTCGGTATCGCTAAGAACTACTTCATGGGACTCGGTAGCAGCAAGGGCGGAAAGCTTGAAAAGTCTGATGACTATAAGTTTGTCGAGGATCTCAGAACTTATAAGACTAAGCTCTTCGGTAATGGCAGACCTAAGGACATCAACTCATTCCTTTACCTGGATATCTCAAATCTCGCTCCTCTCAGCTTCACTTATAACGCTGTAGTAAGCGGTGAGATTGACAACACACCACAGACCTGAGGTGATCAATAATGCTGCTGGACGAGCTGAAAAATTACCTTGATATAACATGGGATGATACGGCAAACGACAGCAAGCTCGAAGGCATCCTTAATCGTGCAGAGAGTATTATCAGCGCTTACGCTGGTATTACTCTCGACTTCGAGGATGCATATGATAAACAGCTTCTATTCGACTGCTGCCGCTACATTCGCTGTAATGCTCTTGAAGATTTCAAGACAAATTTTTCCGCAGAGCTTATAATGATACGTGCGAAATACGCTACAGCCGAGCCTGATCCCGAACCGGAAGGTGATAACAATGGAGAATGATTTCCTGTGTTTCAATGATGGTATAGTAAACATTTATGCCGTAGATAATATCGCTTCTCCGGGAGATCAGCCTAAGCAAGGACTAAAGATCAAGTATGCTGGTCTACGCTTTGAATATAAGACTATTGGAGTGCATCAAAACTATGAAGCGCTACAAGCTAATGTCAGGCTTGATGAACAGATTCAAATACCGATGCATCGAGAGATATCCTCTCAGGATGTAGCTGTTATAAACGGCAGGCAGTACGAGATCATCCAAGCACGGCATTTGACTACGACAAATCCACCAAGTTCAAAGCTTACGCTGCTGAGACGGGAGGTAGACTATGAACTTGCAATTGATTAAGGCGGCATTACTTACAGTGATGTCTGAAGTCTATCACAACGAATCACAGAAGCAGTCAGAATACATTGTATGGCGCGAGATAGCTGGTTTCAAACTCGAAGGCGACAATAAGGCAGCTGAATCAGGCACGATGATTGCAGTTGACTACTTTACGAAGCAGGAATACTCTGAAATTCCTGAGCAGATTACAGCTGCGCTTGAAAACTGCGACGAGATTGCTGTATCTGAACCAAATATTGACTTTGAGTCAGATACTAAGCTTACTCATTATTCATGGCTCTGTGAGGTGGTATAATGTCGGTTAAGACAGATGGAATCGACTTGCTGCTTGGTGACCTTGAAAAACTTGCTAAAGCTGTCGGAGGAAACCTTCCGGAAAAAATGCTTGACGCAGGAGCGGAAGTCGCTGAGAATAACTGGCGTGAAGGGATTCAGACGTCAGGACATGTAGACACGGGCGAAATGCTTGCGAGCATAGGTACTGTAAAAGGCAGGTCTGCTAAGAGCCTCACAAGGTCTATATATCCTCAGGGTAAAGACAGTAAAGGTGTTCGAAATGCTACAAAAGCATATGTTTTAAATTTCGGAACATCAAAGCAAAAAGGCGATCACTTCGTTGATAAATTGAATCGGAAGTCAGAAACAGACGTATATAAGGCTATGGTGGCTGTTTTTGATGAAGAAACAAAACTATAAAGGAGAATTACTATGGCAAAAATAGGACTGAAATATCCTGTAGCTGCTGAAATCACTGCTGAACCAGCAGGAACAGCACCTACATATGATACCGGTTTTGTAATCGGTAAAGCTGTTAGTGCAAACAAGAATATCACTTCAAATGACAATCCTCTCTATGGTGATGATGCAATTGCTGAGAATGACACTTCTTTCCAGCAGGGAACACTCGAGCTGAATGTTACAGACTTCGGCACAGACTCTACCACATCACTCAGCATACAGGCTCAGATGCTTGGTCATACTGTAGTTACTACAGGAACAGGAGCTGACGCTGTAACTTCTATGGTTAAGAAGGCAGGCGATAACGCTCCTAATCTCGGCGTAGGATATTATAAAACTAAGCTCTTAAATAATGTCAAGATGTACGAGGCTACTTGGCTTTATAAGGTTAAGTTCCAGCTCCCTTCCGAGCAGGCACAGACTAAAGGCCAGAGTATTGAGTGGCAGACATCCTCTATAACAGGCCGCATCATGGCACTGTCGAACGACGAGGACACATACGAAGAGACAGCTATATTTGATACAGAAGCTAAGGCAATAGCTTGGCTCAACACAAAGGCAAATATCAGCTCTAATGCTCAGTCTTCTTCTCAGACTGGAACAACAGGCTAATAAGGAGTAAACTATGGGTATCACAATAACAATCAGTGGTAAAAAGTTTGAACTGTTCTGCTCAACCAAAACTATAATGGACATTGAGAAAAGAACAGGCGTGCCATTTGCTCAGATCTCGAACTGGCTTGCAGCTGACGCAGATGATGATAAAGTGGATATACTTCAGGTACTCAGAAAGATAGGTGGTATTCTGACCGACCTTATTAATGGAGGAATCTTTAGAAGTAACTGTGAAATTGATCTCGGGCTCCAACAGGGAGAGAAAAAGCCATATTTCACTGATGCTATGATTGAAGGAATCCTCAGTTTTGCTGATATCACTAAATACAGGGAAAAAATCTATGAAGCTTTCAATGCTGGAATAGCTATTGATGTCCCCGAGGGGGTTCCTGCTCAGGATCCTGATCTTGCAGATGTAGAATCCGAAAAAAAAGTACAGGCCGGAGTGTAATACTCCGGCTTTTCTCATATGGTTATCAGCTTGGTATGTCTCATAAAGACATTTTATATCATACACAAGGCGAAATTGTAACTATGTATTTTATTATGAAAGAGGGTGAAATTCTTGGCAGGAAGAACAATTAGCACACGGTTATCACTTGACGGAGCGGATCAATTCAAGAAAAACCTTGCATCTATCAACAGTGAGTTGAAGATATCACAAGCTGAATTCAAGACCTTATCCGCTTCGTATAATTCAAGTGCAAAATCTGCAGAGGGTTTATCTGCTCAGCAAAAAAACCTACAAGAGCAGGTAAGACTCAATCAAGAGCGTGTCAAAGGCCTTAGCTCTGCAGTAGAAGGCTCTGCGAAAACTTACGCTGAAGCTCAGAAAGAACTTGAAAAGATGGTGGCAACACATGGCCGTGAGTCTGATGAAGCTGTTGATGCTGCGAAAGAGCTCCGTTCCGCCGAGATTGCTATGGACAGATATAGGAAACAGCTTGCATCTGCTGAGAACGATCTGAACAAGAGCACTTTCGCTCTTTCAAAGTTTAATGAAGAAAACGGAAAGACGAAGATCGGGCAGGCCTTTACGGCAGGAAAAGCATCGGTTGAAGAGTTCAAGGATAAGATTGAAAGCGTAAAAAAAGCTCTATCACCAGTAACAGACGAAATAGGAAAGATAGCCAAAGGAGCAGGAGCTATTTCCTTTAAAGCCGCAGAGACATCAGCAAAAGCTTTTACATCGACTGTGAGTGGAGGAATGAAAGCTGCCGCTGCCGCCACTGAGCAGTATGCCAAGGCTCTTACCACTACGCTTACCGCTGCAATAGGAACAGCTGTAACAGCTGTATCAACGCTCACAGTCAAATCAGTGACTCAGTACGGAGAATTGGAGCAGCTTGCCGGAGGTATAAGCAGGCTTTACGGCGAATCAAGTGATTTGCTCAGAGAAAGTGCTAACGACGCATTTAATACGGTCGGAATATCGGCTAACGAATATCTCCAGACCGTTACAGGTTTTTCAGCTGCACTGATAAAATCCCTGGGAGGGGATACTAAAGCAGCTTCCGAAGTTGCGGATCGTGCGATGAAGGATATAGCCGACAACGCTAACACTTTTGGTAAATATACTGTAACCGAACTATCCAACGTATATCAGTCACTTGCAAAAGGTCAGTATAACACTCTTGATAATTTAATGCTCGGCTATGCAGGAACCAAGGAAGGCATGCAGCAGCTGATACATGATGCTTCGCAAATGACATCTATTCAGAAGGAACTGAATATCGCCGTTAATGACGGTGATATGTCCTTTGCGAACATGGTAAATGCTATATCGGTAGTACAAAAGCAGATGGGAATCATGGGTACGACGCAGAACGAAGCTGCTCATACAATCCAAGGATCTGTATCTGCAATGAAGGCATCATGGAAAAACCTTGTGACTGGATTAGCTGATGAAAATGCTGATCTTAAAAAACTTACAGAAAACTTTACAAACAGTTTTGCAACTGCTGCAAATAACATAATACCGCGTATAAAAATCGCACTTAAGGGTGCCAATTCGCTGATAAAGGAAATGGTACCAATAATAGTTCGCGAAGTCCCTGGCCTTTTAAAAGATATGGGACCGGGGCTGATAACCGTATCGGTCCAGTTAGTACGTGATGCTGCTGCATATGTCAGCAGAGCAATTCCGACCTTTATAAATGATATTCTCCCGAAGCTTATAACAGAGCTTAACGCCAAACTCCCTGCTGTACTTAACGGAATTACAAGCGGCTTCAACGACCTTGTATTAGCAGCAGCGGATATAATCATTAAGCTGTTACCTATAGCAGTATCTGTTATTATCCCTGAGCTCGTAGGAGCAACAACAGAGCTTATCGGATCGCTTATTGACAGGCTTCCTGAAATGATACCGATCGTGGCGGAAGGTGCAGCAACACTATTTCAGGGCCTCATAGACGGGCTTAATGATACGGTTGATAAACTGATACCGCTACTACCGGGAATTGTTATAGAACTATCTGATGCTCTGATTAATAATGCGCCGGAATTCTTTGAAAGTTCACTTGAATTTTTCGCGAAAATTATTGAAGCTTTAGCAAGCATAACGAAAGAACTACTGCCTAAACTTCCTGAGCTGATAACGAAGCTTTGTGATACTCTTATCGAACATATCGATGAGATATTTGATGCAGGCTTTGAACTGCTTATAGCTTTGGCAGATGGATTAATTGCTTGCATCCCGACGCTGCTCGAAAAGATACCGCAGATCATCGGAAAACTGGTTGAAACTTTCACAAACAAGGAAAATCTTAAGAAGCTCCTTGAAACCGGAGTCAGATTAATATCAGAGCTCGCACGCGGGATCCCTCAGGCAGTGGGAGAAATAGCTGAGAATGTGCCTGTGATTACGCAGGCAATAGTTGACACCATTATGGAAACGGACTGGCTGCAAGTTGGAAAAGATATCTTAGAAGGAATTCTGAGTGGTCTGCTTGACATCGATTTCGACGCAGAAGAGTTCCTTGACGAATTTGCGGACAATTTCGTAACCGGTATCAAGGATATTTTCGGAATACACTCACCTTCCAAGCTGATGCGAGACGAGATCGGCAAGAATCTTGCGCTCGGTATTGGACAAGGATTTGAAGAGACGATGCGAGCTGAGACTATAAAAATGACAAAGGCTATTCCTACGGATTTTGACACAGATGTGAACATGAGACGAGCTGAAATAAGCTGGAGCAGAGCTGACATTCAGAAAGCCGGAGACGTAAACTACTACGTTCCTGTATATGTGACTATCAGCGGTGATCTGAGCGAGAATTCGGGCAGATATCGCAGAATCGCAGAAGGAATAGCCAAGGAAACACAAATGCAGCTTGCAGGAATGGGGCTGAAATAATGAGTTATTTTATTTTTAAGGGCATAGATAGCCGTGACTACGGCATTCTTGAAGCTGTCCCTTTACGGCCAGCATCAAGAGAAAATGTGACTGAAGTTGAGGTTGAAGGTCGCACTAAGAAACCGCTGATATATACAGGTGTTTATGATAACTTACAGATCCCTTGCGTTCTTGGTATCAAATCCAAAGATCAGATCAGGACGATATATCAATGGCTTACCGGTACCGGCAATCTGATTTTCAGTGAAGAAAACGACAAACTTTATCACGTCCGCACTATCACATTATCACCGGAACGGCTTTCTGTTCGATTCGGAAAAATCAACATAGAATTCACAACTGAGCCGTTTGCATATGCGGTTAATCCTACAGGACAAGTCGTTACTCAAAGTTATGAAACTATAGCTAATAACGGCACAATATTTTCTGCGCCTGAGATCCTTTTTATACCGCGTCAGGCTGGCGAGGTAAGACTTGAAGTCAACGGAGCTGCATTCATAGTGAATGTACCTTCGGAGCTGATCGGCAAGACAATTATTGTAGATTGTGAAGTCCAGGTCGCATACTATCTCGGCGATAATAACGAGACAATATCGATAACGCACATGACATACAACGATTTCCCACTGCTGAAAACAGGGGAGAACTACATCAAGTACAGCGGCAGCGCTTCTGACGTTGTCTGCAACGTGAGAGAGAGGTGGTTATAAATGTCTGCTACAGGCTCAGGAACGCAGATGGATCCGTATATCGTTGATAACTGGGATGATTTCCTTTCGGTATGCAATCTGACCACTTCAACGTGGATCAGGTGGGCGGATGCGGATGAGAAAATAATAGATTTTAACGAGATCAACCCACAAGGATATGACAGCACTATCGAAATCAAGGGAAACGTTGACTTTAACAACTGGGAATTGCGAAACATTACAAGTACAGCGCAGTTTGTGATTAGAGTGTCAGGTACTTCCAGTATTCGTCCAACTGTGAAAAATCTTAAGATAACAAACGGAAAGCATATATGGATGTTGAACGGAGGTGCTTTTTTATCAGAAACTTGGGTAAACTTAGAAAATGTAACCATATCGTATGAGTTTGACTACGCAGGCAGTGTTTGCTCTGCAATTGCGACAGGCTCAGGGGGTGGGGACTA